ATTTGGTGATTGTCCGAGGTCAATGGGTTCAACGCCCACGGCTTTGTCTATCGCCTTGCTAATGTTCAACGACTTCGGGAAGCCCGTTGAATACACCCACATGATTTGGTCGCGGATGCAAAACCCTGCATCCTCAATGTTCACCGCCATGCGGTGATAGGTGCGTGAACCAGCGAAGGCCAGCAAGTGTCCACCGGGCTTGAGCACACGAAGGCATTCACGCCAAACTTCGACGGAAGGCACATCGTAGTCCCATTTTGCTGACATGAAACGCAATCCATACGGTGGGTCGCTGACGATGGAATCAACCGAGTTATCGGGAAGTGTTCTCAACACATCTAAGCAATCACCAAGAAACAATTTCATTATAGCCACCCCATGTCCGTAAGTCCGTTTAGCGCATTCTCAATGCGCATAATGTCCCACCCCATGACTTCAAAATAGGGGCGAACCTTCTCAACGATGAACCGTTCGGCGATGGCCGACCTGCGCAATCCCTTCAATCTCGGAGGGGTCGTCAAAGGCGATGTAGTCGCCCTTATCGTTCAGCGTCGTCAAAAAATAGTCGTCCTTGCGATACCCCTTCCCCAAGTGTGTGTTCGCCCAATGCGCACCCGCACGGGCTTCACCGAGGGTTCGGTATTCGCTCAGGTTTTTGCTCAATTTGGCCTTGATGCACAGGTCGGCAACGGGAATCTGTTGCGAAACGGTTCTGCGCACCAAGTCCTCCAAGCCTTTAACGATGTGCTCACTGTCGTCTTTGCGCAGAATACCGCCAACAACGGTGCTCATGGCTTCCTTCATGGCCTTTGGGAGTCGGGACTGCTTCATTTCAATTCCCTTAACATACATCTGCGCATCGTGATGTGCGCCATCCGTCCAAGAAACGAGGCCAGCGTAGCGGTTCTTCGCCATGAGAAGGAAGGAATCGCACCACTTCTCAAACTCGGTTTCGATTGGTTGCATCCTTTGATTGATTGTGCGCAGAGCACTTACACCTTTCTCGGGCGTTTCGCACTGCACGAACACCGAGTCGGTGTGCCCGTAAATCGCAGGCATCCCCAAAGCCTCGCATTCGTCCCGCAGACGGAAGAGCGTCTGTCGTGAAGTGTGCGTGATTGAGGCGGCGATGTCGGGGTGATAGAAGCCGCACTTGCTGTCGCCAGCAACGCCATACATGGACGCAACGAGGGACTTCGTGGCGTATTGCAGAGCGTCATACATTTTGCGCTCGCCCTCAGTCGTGGCCTCTTTCATTTTGCGCTTATATTCGTTGCGCAGGGTCGTCATTTTGTCCATTTGCCGACCAAGCAAACCATTCCTTTGCGCAAAGCGCACACCATTCCCACAGTCCACGCCTTCATCGTCAAGGTTCGTCCAGCAAATGTTGTGCAATTTGACATTGGAATGATACATGGCCTTGATGTCCATAATGGCGATGTTGTCATAAACGCCTGCATCTGCCGTTTGAATGTCTGCGCCCTGATAGTCCACTTTCTCAAATTGGGGCTTGGTCGGGATTCGTTCATTGAAGTCCTCATCCCTGAGAGCGAGAATCGGGAAGACTTGCGTGATGTAAGGCGTAGTGCGCAAATCGCATTGGGTGATGTGTTGCACGGCGATGAAATAATTCAGTGCGCCAACCAGTGAGTCGAGCGCAGGAAGAAGACGCACATCCTGCCGAGCATAGTCAAGGTATGTGCCGAAGTCTGTGAAATAAGTGTCGTGCCCATCGGGCAATTCAACCTTCGTTTCGCCGAGGCAGTGCGCAGAAACAGCGCCGAGACTCTTCGCAGGCAATTGCCCGTTCTTGAGCGTCCATAACTTCGGGAATGCAATCATCAAGTCAATGACATTCGTGCCGACGATGGGTTGCCCCCACTCCTTGAAGTCATAGCGCACACGCTTCATGGGCGAGAGCAGGTTCGGTTGCAGGTCGTTGGCCTTGAACCTCTTGAACAATTGCTGAATGTCGGCATTGACTACATTCCAGCCCGTGATGATGTCATAGTCGTTTTTGCGCAGAAGTCGGGCAAATTGGGTCAACAGCGCCTTTTCGTCGGGACAACACATGAACTTGCGTTTGCCCGATTTTACGGATTCAAGCCCTTCGGGGTGATTTATGCACGGAATCGTGTCATAAAAGCCCTGTTCATAGTCGGAATGCGTAAAGAGAACATATTCTCCCTCTTCGGAATCGTGAACAACAATGATGGTTATTTGACCCGACTCAATCATCCATTCCATGTCGAAATAGCAGACTCGGTGGCGATACATCGGGATTTGGGAGTCGGTCTCAATAAGGACTCGGTTTGCGTGGTTGATGTTGGCCTCCCATGTGCGCAGACCCTTGACGCCTTCCCGCATATCGTCCGTGCTGGTGAATGTAGCCTTCACCAATTCCTCGCCGTAAAGACCACGATAGCCGGGTTCGGAAGTGAAAGGTCGGGTGATTTTGTGCGGGAAGTCCTTCTTCTCAACGAAACAGAACGGTTGCGCAGACATTTTCTGCTCTTTGCGCACACCTTCTTGGTCGCGATAGCGCACGATAACTTCGTTGCCCCGACCTCGCTCAACAATCAAAGTCAAGCCTCCAAAGTGGAAGGTTTGATTTCCAAATGCGGAAGGCATCACGATAGCGCACCCCGTTTCTTATCAATTCGGCGGCGACGGAAATGCGACTCACCTTGCGATAGCCGAGCCTGCTCACGGTCTTTTCCAATTGCTCAACGCTCACGCCCTCTTGCGGATTCAGGAGGGTGTAAATGTGGGTTGCGCCAAAGGTGTTCTTGAGCATACCGTTGCGCCATTGAAGCATTTCAGTGTGGACGCCATGCCCTCGGCTTTCTTCATCAACCCAAGTGTTGCCGACCAAATAGACGCATTCTGCAATCTCAGTCGCCGTCGTGTAAGCCTTGATGTGGTTATGGCATTCCACATCCATGAAATAACAGAAATACATCGCTCGGTTCATTGTCGTCGGATAACCCTTTTCGCTCGCCTGCTTGAATGACCACGGCCATTCTTCCACATAGTCAAGCATCAATGCTTGCTGGTGCGGGTGAAAAATCTGCGTTCTGCTTCCCATGAAGGGAACAAATACCCATGTTGATATAAACCTCACGCTTGACGATGGCCTCGGCTTCGGGTTTCGATGCCGTGAACATTGAGCCAACGGTAAATTGTCATTGGAGAAACGGCGCACTGCTTGGCGATTTCAGCCATCGTGCGGTTCTCCACTTCATACGCTGTGCGCAACCATTCCTCGGAGGTGTAATGGTTTTGTTTGCCTGTTGGTTCAATCACAATGCTGATTTTGTGTTCTTCTCCGCAAAATGCGCATTCCTTGATTCCCCCTCGGAGGTTGATTCCCCCTCGGAGGAAGACTTGCTGATGGATTGTTTCGCCGCATACGGGGCAGTCATATTCTAATAGTGTTGTCATTATTTCAGTCTCCTGTATCGTGTTCCGGGGTTTCTCCCTTCGGCGTGCCGTCTAATCGGAATGATTTGCACTTCGATTAGACCCCACTGTGCGCAAAGGTTGAGAATGTTCGCCACGCTGTTCGGACTCACTTCGGAATGGTTGCGCAGATATTGTCTGTTGATGATGTCGCATAACTCTTGCGCATAGAAGAATTGTCCGACTTCATAATCGTTGACAATTCCAGCCACGACTGCAATTTTGCGGTTCATTTTCCTATCCGAGAGCGCCTGCCCCATCAGGGCGAGAATATCACAAATCTGCGCTTTGTTGAGGTTGCGCACACTTGCGTTTGCGCTGTGAACAAAACCAGCATCGTGCCGCTTCTCGGACAAATCAACCATTGGAAGCCTCCCGTTGGAAGACTACGGAGGTTGGGGCATTTGGCGCACCTGTGCGCAGAACGACTGCGATACCTGCGCCGTAAGAAGTGAAGTCAAAGAACAAAAGGTCGCATTCTTCCTCTGCGCAGTGCTCAAGAATGTGCTCAAACCCGCCACCAATCGTGGTGCTGATTTCTTCTGCGAGATTTGAGGTGATAGAGGAACGAGTCTGCCCTTTCATTTCATTCCCGACGACAACATCCATCGTTTGATTTGGATTGTTGACCAACAAAACCTTCTCCACCATCTGCTTATTGACGGAGCCACTGCGCAAAGCGTCAAGCAATTCCTTCTTGGGAACGGTTGCGACCTTCGCTTCGATTTCAGTCCCGTCTTGCATCATGTAAGTGTCCTTTGTGATTGAGGACAACGACTTTCCGAAGCGTTGGTTGGAGTCTTCCGACCATTCAGCCACGGTTTTGTTTGTGTGTGGGAAAGCCTTCGCCTTCGGGTCGCTCACCAGCGTCGTTTTTTTGCTCGGAGATTGAATGAGCAATTTTCCATCCTTGCTGTCAAGACTGATAAGGCCGTTGTGCGCAGAAAGTGCGCCAAGCAAAAGGTCAATGTTCGCAACGAAAACGGACTCTCCATCTGTTGTTTCCGATGGACAATTGAAACGGGCGATGCTTGAGACACCATCACGCACGATTGCCGTCGTATAGACCAATCCGTCAACATCGGGCATAATCACCGTGGAATTGACTTGGGCGATTTTCTTGCCACCAACGACTGCATCACGCTTGGTCTTTTTCAGCAGGCACAACAAATCGTTCTTCGCTATTCTCATCATGTTCTTCACCACCTATCCTCGTCAATATAAACCTGTCGCCACGGGTTCTCATCAATTTTTCAAGGGACTTCGCACACTGCTTGCACTCCATGTCAACATCATGTTCGTGAATCTGCTGATGCTTCCCGATTGAAGGGAATCCACGACAAAGGAGATAAGACATTTCACCACTTTGCGCACATTCAATTGCCCAATGCGCACGGGCACTTCGATTGCCCGAAAGTCGGACTCTCTTAATCACGCTTGCTGGTTTCATCATCGTTCACCTCGGGTGCGCAGTCCACGCACAATTCGGGACTCTGCCTGCTCATGTGCCACTTGAGGCACGAACGGTGGCAGTGAATGCAAACAGCCATGTCTCACCACTTCAAAAACGGGAGACCCGTCCAATTGACTGCGCCATCCTTAACGGAAAGAACATCGTGCGTCGTTCCGAGGTGCTCTTGATTGAAGCCCTTCATTTCCTCAATGGAACAACGAATGACCCATTCGTTTTCTCCGAGGGACTTATCGGCCTTCACACCTGCGGCGATGTCGCCCTTCTTGGTGTAGCGAGTCATCCACAATTGCTGTGAGAATAGGCGCATTGTGCCTTTCTCCCATTCGGGGACTTCTCCGACCTTCATCAAGCCCTTCTGTCCGTTGCCGATGTCTGCGAATTGCTTCACATCCTTGAGGTGGAAGGTGAAAAAGACTGCATCAACGGGCAATTGGTGCGCACGGTTGATAACATCACGGAACAATTGGTTGCGAATGCGCCATTCGGCCTGATTGAACTTATCGCCGTCTTCCACATTCACGGGATTCTTGCTTCGGTTCATCAGCACATCAGTCATGGCGTGCTCACACCACTTGAGGAAGGTTGAACAACCATCCATGATAACTGCGCCGACTTCTCCATCACGGCACTTTTGCGCAACGAGACTGATGAAGTGATTCATTTTGTCAATCAGCGCAGTGTAATTGGTGCTGTTGTCGTCGTTGAAAATGGTGTCGTCCAATTCGTCATACAGAGGAATGATGTGAATGTTCTCATCCTGCGCATAATTCGCCGCAACGGTTTGCACTGCGCTGTTGTCCACATCAAGAATGATGATGTCCTTTTCTGCGCCGATGTGTTGCCGAGCAATTGAAATAGCCGTTCCAGTCTTGGCGGTGTTTTCCTTGCCGACGAGAGCCATGCGGATAGACTGCGTGCGGGAACGCTTGCGCTCAAACAATTGGGCGTAGTGCGTCTTGAGGTCTCTCTGCGGAGGTTTGTCCATCTGCGCATTGTCCTGTGCCTTGGCGGCTTGCGCCTTTGCGTTTGCCCATGCGTTTGCCATGTTCACCAGCCACCTTCTTCTGCGCCTTCTTCAAGAACAGCCTCTTCAACGGAGGTCGCTTCGACGGATTCCATGACCCACCAACCGTTCACGCCGAGGCGAGGCAAGTCGGTGTTTTTGTCAATCCATGCGCCGCCAACAGCGAGCACGATTGAGCCAACAGCAAAGTCAACCTTGGAGTCCTCTTCACGGGAAACCCACAGGTCAAGCGGGGGAATCGGGGAAGTGATGTCAAGGTCTGCGAGGGTGATGATGTAGCCACCGCCTTCTCGGGGGTCAATGTGCGCAACCTCAAGAGGGACTGCGCAAAGAGCATCCCACTTCTCTTTGTCGGATAGTGCGCCGAGCCAAGTCTCAATTTCACCCATGCCTGTGAGCATAGCCACATCGGTCAAGTCTGCGAGCAATCCGCCGCCGTTGCCGTCCATCGGAGGTGCGGGGAAAATGCCGACGAGCGAGGGGTCGGCAGTGAAGACGGAAACACCAGTCTTGGCGTATGCGTTCACACCGTTGTTGCCCACCTTCGCAGGGATGCGACCCGGAACGAATGTCGGATGTTGCGCCTTTGCGTCGTCGCCCGAGAATCGGATTTTGAGCACACGCAGGCTTTGGTTGCTCGCTGTGCGCCCAAGGAAGAGGCAATCACGCATTGGCTCGGACTGCGGTTTGTAGCGTCCATAGCGGTAATTGGGAGAACCCGAAGGCCAATTCGGCGTTGATTTGTCGGCGATGAGCACGAAGTGTCCCGTGCCGTCCTCCAAGTCCATAGCCGCTTGAGGGAGGTCGGTCATGTGCTTCTCATCGGAAACGATTTCAAAGGCACGACGGTTCTCAAGAGAAGAATTGTGGATGTAGCGATAGCCGCCGTTCACATCGTCGTTGAGGAACAGTGCGCAAGCGCCCTGCGCAACCATCGCTGTGCGTGCTTCTTCGTCAAGACTGCGCAAAGTGTTCTTCATGTTCGCATATTGGCGAGCACTGATGTCCTTCGTGCGAGGCACGCTGATGAACATGCCTTCAATGTTCTCGCAACCACTGCGAGCAAGTCGTGATGCAACGACACGCAATTCAGCCGCCGCCATGCGCAGAGCCTTCATCTCAATGTCATTTTGCTCAAGACCCATCGCCTTGAAATTGGCTTCGTTCGCGGCCAACACTGCTTCGTGCTTCGCAAGCAAAGCCTGCTTCTCGCATCCCACATTCTTAGCCACTCTTTCAATGATGTTTTCGTCAATCATGTTCAATCACCTGTCGGTTCTATTCTGCCCTATGCCTGTTGTTCATATAAACCCAACGGAGAGCATTCGGGCATAGTCCCAACGGACAATGCTTTCGTCCACCCCGTTCACCAAATCCCGTTCACTGATGATGGATGCTTCGACGACACACTGAATCATCGCAGGCTTGGCTTCGCTGTTCACTGCGTAGTCAAACACTTCTCGCACGATTCGGCGCATGTTCTGCGCACCCGTCATTTTCACGGCTTCGGCAACGGCCTTTTCCTTTGTTGTCAAGGTCAAGAACCGCCGAGCATCAAACCCTTCGGTCAAGCGCATAATGAAACGCTCGGCCTCAGCAGGCTCAAGGCAGGAATAGGATTGTAGCGCACCCAATGCGTTGCGCAGGTCGCCCTTATGCGCACGCACGATAGAAAGGATGTGGTCTATGCTGATGACGATTCCCTCTTCGTTTGAAACGGAACAAAGTCTGTCCACCATATCCCCATCCCCATGCGCATTGAATGTGCGCACTTGGCAACGGGACTGCAACCACGGCGAGACTTTGCTCAAGTCGTTGCAGGTGAGAATGAAGAAGCAGGTGGACTGCTCAATGACGCCCTTCAATGCGTCTTGCGCCTGAATCGTGAGTCGGTCTGCTTCGTCAAGCAGGATGAGGATTTCACCCGTTCCTGCTTGGGAGAGGAAAATGATGTCCTCTTCGATGAAGTCAATGCCTCGGGTTCGCTTGGACGACGCATTGAATGTGTGTAGCGTGAGTCCGAGCGAGCGTGCAATAATCTGCGCAAGAGTCGTCTTGCCCGTGCCTGCTTCCGTGGAATAGAAAATGAAGTGTTGCATGGGGGCTTTACCTGCGCAAATCGCACGCATTTCATCCATGATGTGCTCTTGCCCGATGAAATCATCAAGCGTCGTCGGTCTGTGCCTCTCCCACCAAATCAATATAAGTCCCTCCCCGTATCAAAATCCTTCCATTCAAAGACTTGGATTGAGCACTTTCGGCACAAAAAGCGACTGCCGAAGTCTGCACCAAGCAGGTTCACCCTCACAGTGGCGACAACCTTTCTGCGCATACCGCAGATAGAGCACGGGGCAACCTTGCTCATTCCTCTTCACCCCAAAGCAATTCTTCAATGAATCTGCGCAAGCCCTTGAGCACACCAGCAGGACTCAGGCCGTTGGTGCGCATAGCCAAGCATCGGTGCGCATATTCCTTTTCGACGGCGCTACGCTGAATCATGGCGGTTTCGGAATAGTGCGCAAGGCGTTCCTCGCTTGCGCCACGCTCAATGAGCGTTTTACGGTCTGCCGTCAAACGAATGATGATGCCGTTATTCTCAAGAATCCAGCGAGCCTCATTCTCATGGCGCACATCGTCCATGATGATGAGGTGGTCGGGCGAAGTGGGGAGATAGGATGCCCATTCTTTGACTTTGTTCACCCAATAATCCCGACCAAGCAACCTGCGCTTTCCTTCGCCAATGGCTTGGAGAATCGGGCGACACACTTCTTTGTTGGTCGCCTCTGCAACATCCCAAGCAGTGCGAGGCGATGGGTGGGGTCGGTAATGTTCTCCGAAAAAGGTCAATGCGCATTCTGTGCGCAGTGGTTCAGCGAAGGAATGGATGAAGCAACCGTTCGGGAATTGTTCTTCCATTTCACTTTTGATTTGCCGAGCAAGACTGGTCTTGCCTGTGCGCATTTGTCCGAGAATACCGATTATCATTGTCGTCCCTCCATTCTTACATCCACGCACTTCATGCCCGTAAGGCATTCTGCGCAACCGCTTGCACCATAGGTATGACAGTGGCAAAAGCACTTATCGCCGTGAAGGCAAGAAGGACTCAAAGACTTGCGCATAACATCCTGTTTCGTGTAAGCCATCATTCATCACCTGCCGTTCGCCTTGCGAGCATCCAAAGAATCTCATCCCGACATTCCTTACAGCACTTCTCTAAATCGGAAGAATCGTTGCAGTCCTGCAACAATTCACAAAGCAAGCACTGCGTTCCGTCGGGCATCCGTCCCATCAAACATCACTCCACATGGCTTCATGGGTGCAACGGGAACAGGCATGTTCTCCACGCACGACGATGAGGTTCTGCTCACACAACGGACACAGGGAAAGACCACGCATACGGAGTCCGATTTTAGCGAGAGCCATGCCGATTCTGCGAATCAAAAGAGCACCCCACGCTCGACTTGCTTCTTGGTGATTTTGCCAGCGACTTTCACGGCTGAAATGCCGTTGGGAAAGCACTTGGGGCAAGTGCGCAAGGCCATAGCCTGCTCATCCGTCATGTTCGGGTGGCTTTGCTTAGGCTCGCCACACGCATAGGTGGGGTTGCTGAAATCATACATCAACGCCGATTTGTGAAGCATCGGTTTGTTTGCCATGAACCACACTAAGGGTGTTATCCTCTTAAACCCCACGGCGAGAGCAAGTCAAGCATTCAGTCCACCCGTCCTTCATCAATCGGAATTGTTTGCACGAAGGACAGCGAACAGCCTTCTCCTTCTCCTTGGTCGTCATGCTTGAGAAGGGTCGGGTGTGAATCAAATCCTCTTCTTCCCGAATCAAATCACGGTCAATGTCAAAAACCATGTTGCGAACAACGCTTCCGTTTGACAATTCTATTTTCTCATGACCGCATGAAACAATCTGCGCATTCTTGCTGATGAGAGCGGCGAGACTCGCTTCGCTGGGAACTTCACGGAACAATCCCATTTCATAGAGTCGTTCCGCCACTGCGGCACGGGTCATCATTCCTTCTTCAAACAGGATTTGCGCAATCGTCCGACGAAGCCTCCCGTTGTTGCGCGCCACATGACATTGTGCGCACAGAAGGTATTTCAATCATCGCCCATAGCCGCCCACATCTGCGGAGGCATCTCGCTTCGACCTTGAAGCATCGCTTGCTGATGCCCAAGAGCAACCCTCGGCATGATGAGCGCATAAATAAACGCATACACGATGAAGAAAATGAACTCAAGCATGAGGCAGTGATAAACATTCATAGCCAGCCCTCATCACTTTTCTGCACACGCTTCTTCATCCCGTCGGGCAACGATTCTTTGGATTTTATGCGCAAATCGTTGGAGACTTCCAAATCCGAGCGAACGATTTCCTCCCAAAACAAATCCGATTCACGGATGCCGTGAGGTAATTCGGTTTCAACGGACTTTGACTTCTTCTTCGGCCACTTCATGCGCTGAACAGGTTTGTGCGCAAACGCAATCATGGCCTGTTGAAACACTTCGGGTGTGTTGGTGAAAGCCTGCGCAAGTCTGCGCCAAAGCCGAATGTCGTTGTTATTCTCACGAAGGAACGCCAGCATCAGTGGAACGGGAACGGTTGCGCAGTGCTCAAAAGCAACGCTTCTGTTGCGCAAACGCATAGTCGTTTCAATGGAGCGGGTGTAATCGTTCTTCTTGAAAACGCCATCAACAATCACTGCGTCGTTCTTCTTCATTTTCGGCGGTTGCTCACAAACCCAAACCATGCGGTATGCGATGTGCGGCAACCAAGCGAGACATTCCTTCGCTGTCGGCTTCTTCTTATGCACGATGACCGTCAAACCATCAACCGAAGGTGCGCAAAGAACAGATGAGCCTTCGACAAAATCGCCGACTCGGTATTTTTGCGCATCATGCGTGAAAATGAGAACACCCATCGTCCCATTCCCCCTTGACTCGGCTGTATTCTTTGACGCCGTTCTTCTTGCGTGCGAGCAGAGCGCCACGGGATTCAAGGACACACAGAGCCTTCGCAACGGCGAAGACATTGATGCTCATTGAACGCTGGGGAAGGCAATCGGTTGCCATCGGGAGAATAGAGTCTGCGCAGAACCATTCGTGCTCGGTGAAACGCCTGACCGCCTTTTCAACGGCGTGCTTGCGGTATGCTTTGCTCAATTCAATTCCTCCACTTTGATAAGTCCGTATTCGCTCTCACCGGGGATGTTCTGATTCAAGAAGCCCCGAACCCATGCAAGCGCACCATCACGGGCGATGTGAAAGGTTTCAACCCTCCCGCTTTGGAGGTGTTTCATGTGAACGGCGACTTGGCGCATCATGACCTTCTCTCCTTCTCAATGTAAGAAACCAATCGTCCCAAACGCTCTGTGTCCAGCGACCAATAGAAGCCAAGTGGGTTATCGCGAAACATTTCCCATTTGCGCATCCAGTAATCCTCCACGGAATCGGGGAAGAATAATTCGACGAAGTCAAGCATGGAAAGTCGGTTTGCGTATTTCAAGTCCTCAAGGACTTTCATCAAAATCCTGCGGTCATATTCTTGCTGTGCGCTCATTCATCCACCTCCCAATCGCCGAGGTAAAGAATGATTTTTTGTCCGTCGTCTGTGATGCAACGCAAATAACCACTGCCTATTTCATCATCGGTTGTTTTGAAACGCAAAGTGTTGCCCTCCATCAAATGCTCAACAAAATTAGCAGTGCCGTCATCATCGCAGAAAACAACGCTTGTCATGTTGGCGCTGACTCGGTATTTAATCGTCATGGGGTTCTTCCTCCTTGCACATTGACATGAATACATCGTTCATATAAACCCACCGATGAAACCGCTTAAATTGATGCTCGGACAGCCCCCACATCTCACGGACGACGGTTGCCGAAACCCGATAGCGCCCACTGAACCAGCGCAA